GTTCCTCGGCGGGACGTGTGGCCCATTGTTTCGAAGCTTGTGAAAGTGTTGACATGATTAATCCAATTCTAATTTTCTATCCGGTAACCTACCGGCGGCGGCCACGGCCAAAACGGCCGCGAGTTTTTATTTTACTGGGTAACTTTAAAATAATGAAATTATTTTTTTGGTTATTAGGGAAAATCCTAATATACGCCCGGGCCACCACGGCGGCCAGGGCCAGGGCAGGATTAATTAGCACGGCCGATATCTCCCGCGATATGGTGGCGAAGTAGCGAACCAGGCGGGAGCGATCGGGCGAACGCGGCCACGGCGGCCGCGTCATCGGGCGCGCCGGTTTTCCTGGTGGCATGCCAGGCGATCGCGGCGTGTCCCTGGCCCGCATAGCATCCGCCGGGATCATCGGCACCGGCGGCCACTTTTCGCGCCTGGGTACCATGCGCCACAAACACGATCACATAATCACGATCACCACGTGCACACAATGGGCGGCCGTTGCCACATGATGCACATGTAAACCCGGAATTTTCGGAGCTCAGTTGTTCGGGGCATTGGACAAACTGCACGCCGTCGAACGTGTACGGCCAAACAGTCCCGGCCGGGGCGGCTACTGTGGCCGGGTGACCGGCCCGGACGGCGGCCACGGCCTGGGGCATTGTGTCCGCGCTGAAATTAATCGTTGTTTTACCTGGCGCGGGTTTTGGTAGATTTTCAAAACCAAAATGCGAATACGTCCAGGCCTGGCCGTTACGCGGGACCGCGTTATATACGGCGGCCAAATAATCGCGGTCCACCAGGGCGGCCCCGTGCGCGCCGTTCGGGTTTAGGGCGCACGTTGTCGGGCACGTGCCGAACGTGTGATGTTGTCCGGCCCGGTACGTTGTCGCGATCGGCCCGGTTTTTTTGTTGCTGCTTTGGCGGATTGTTTTAAGCATACCGGCCCCCTGGGATTGTGTCGGCCTGGGGCGCGCGATCGATAAGGGCCAGGGTTTTCAGGTCGGTTATTTTTTCGGATAAACCGGAGCGGAACCAATCCCCGTTGACTTCAACGGCCACCTGGCGGCCGTACATGTAGGCGTTTTCGTTTTGCGTCACGTTCGACGCCCTGGGGGTTATGTGCTGAGGGCCTACCGAATACAACGCGCGATTGCCGCTTGGGAGAACGACAGTCAAAAGGGTGTCACCAATTACAGGCATAATTTTCTCGCTTTCTTACTTTCTAGTCCCAGGCCACCATGGCCCGGGTGTTTGTGATATTACACACAAACAAAAAACAATGCAACAGGCCACGCAAAAAAAAACCCGGCGCGCGGCCGGGTGAATAGAGAATTATTTTTTTATTCCTGAGCGGCCATGGCCTGGCGAGCCCGCTCCTCGTGTTCAAGCTGTTCAAAAGCCCGGTTTCTATACAGTTCAAACAAATCACCGAACGCGCCCAAAATGCGCGCCTGGTTTGTTCCATCAGCGCGGAAATAAGCCAGGGCCAGGGCGGACGCAAACCCGCCGCCGATTTTTTCCATCAGTTGCGCGGCGCGGTGATTCCAGGTGGCGCGCTCGTTTAAAGTCATCAGCGCATAAGGTTTCAGTTCTTGCATTTTTTTCTCCGGTTAGATTAGCTTTTAGATAATGTCAAGGTTTGCTGATTCAGCAAGCGCAAGGCGCAAGGCGGTGATGGCGGCGATGGCTTGGGGCTGCTCATCGGGTTTCAATTGATCATCGTATTGACCAAGCAAAATTGCTTTCCTGACCGAATGCAGGTAATCAATTGCCACAGAGTGGGCAAACTCTTTTGGTGTGTAGCTGTTTTGCATTGAGGCGGTTTTCATAGTTGTCCTTTCGAGGTACTGATTTCGTGGGGGATTCCACCGGTTAACTTAATTCAAGGTATGCCACTTCGGCGCACACATACCAGGCCTTGGGCGATATCAGCGCGCGGGGGTTATCTTCGGGAATGCCCTCGTTAATTATGTCCTCCGAATAACGGCGCACGGCCTCGAGAATGAATGCTTGCATGAGCGGCCCGGCCGGGCTCCGCGTCATCAGTTCTTGGATTTTTTCAACGTTCGTTTTATTCACAATGTTTTCTCCTGGTAGATTGTTTCGAGCTCTTCTAAAAATAGGATCACGTCATCGATGCATTGGCCAACTGTGATTTCTGTTCCCTCGTTGTCCTTAGGCAGCTTTTTTATTTTTTCAGGTATTGCACGGCGCACGTCGTACATGTCGCACAACGCGCTCTGCGTTTCGTTAAGTAATCCCATGTCGGCCCCTTAAGACAAAGAAACAGAAAACGAGTTGTCGTTGAAAAACTCTTTGATCTTGTCTTCCAGGTCGATCTCGTCAACTACTTTTTCAGCCAGGTCGGTGAGGTTTACTTCTTCAAACACTTTTTCGGCCAGGTCGCTCATGTCCAAGTTATCAATCACGCGGGCGGCCATTGCGGCCCAATCCATAAAATTGTCATCGTCAACAACATCTGCAATGCGGCCGCGCAAGTCCTGATCCAGTACTTCGCCCACAACATCACGCACCCAGTTGCGGCTCACGTCCAACGCATCAGAAATTTTCTGATCTGTTTGAAGCTTGTAGTCTTCCAGTTCACTAGCCATTGCTTGCACAACAACCGGCGTTAATTGGCGCACCAGGTCTATTATCAAGGCGTTCAAAATAGGGTTCAATTTATCCATGATCTTTCTCTCTTTCTAGGTTGCGGCCACGCGCCAATCGCATGACCTGGGTGAAATATAACACGTATCGAAAAAATCTGTCAACTCTAAATTTTCCCTTTGCAAGCGGCCGCGACACTCTGCGCCAGTATGTTCAAGTATTCAGGGTTTGAGACCTGGCCGTCCTCGAACGTTCGGGCCTCGTCATTGACACACAAGGTCGCGTACTCTTCAATCACATCGGCATCTACAGAGTCGCCAAGCGCATCATCGATGCAATCGATGTCACCAGCAACAATCAAAACAATGTAGGTTTTCATTTTATTGTTCCTCCGTGGGTGCCAATTGATAGACCATTTGTTGCATGTCCGTATTTCCGCAATGCGCACAAACACCTGGTGACCGCGATTCATTCCACACATGATCACATTTAAGACAATGTACGTATTTGTCCTCTCCCGTGGCCAGTAGATTAAAGTCCTGATCCAAGATGCCCGCGTTCTGCAATTCAACCTCAATGTTGAACACAAAATCACTTAGCATTTTTGGCATCTCACCATTGCTGTCGTCGTATGCCTTACGTAACGATTCAACCAAACGTAAAGCATATTCTGTGTCCCCTTTGTAGGACAAAGACTTTTCTTGAGCTGATATCAAAATCATTTTCTTTCTCTCTTTCTTAAGTTAGGTCACATGACCTGGGAGCAATATAGCACGTATCGAAAAAACTTGTCAACTCCTATTTTTTGTTTATCACGTTGTTGAAAAAAGCCATCATGGCCAACTTAAAAATATCTCTCAGCTTGAACGGCCCAGGTGGTGGCCTGGGCGGCTGATCGACTTTTTTGTAGCGATCAGGTAATTTTGATTGACGCATTTGTTTTTGGCTTTCAAGAAAATGTGTTCCGGGCCACCTCGTCATGCCACAACTGGAGCGATTCACGTAGGTGGCTAAGGGCCTCTTCTTCAGAATCAAAACATCGATAGTCACCATTCTCGTCGATCCACTCGTCGCCTTGTTTCAAGAATAAAACGAACTGACAATCCTCCACCTCTTGCACTTCCCAATCATCCGGTTCGTTATGGCCCCACTCAAGATAAATCTCCCGGACAATTTTTTTGGCCTCGTTGCTGGGTATCCCAACCAGGCGGCCTATTTCAGCAGGGTGCCACTCTTCAAGCAGCTTTTCAATTTGTTCTTTCATTCGACTGTCTCCCCTTGAATGACAACTGTTACCTGGGGCTCTTCCCCCCAAACGCCCATGCCCTTTTGTTGTTCCCGGTAGGCCCGGCGCAATGCCTGGTCTCTTGCGGAATGCTCATCGGTCGCCTCAACGTCCACCCAAACAAAGTAGGACATGCGAACCTCTACTTGGTATTTATTCATTGGGCACCTTCCTTCTCTGCACAAAAATGAAGTAACGCGGCGGTGTGGCATTTACGCATGTCAATGTCGAGAGACTCACACATGTGCCAAACATCGGTGAGCATGTCAGTCACGGCATCCTCATCGACTGGGCCATCACGGCCAATAAGTTCCCGGTAGGCCCGGACAGTCCCCAGTCCATACTGAGCCCGCAATTGGAGATTAACTTTCATTCTGCGCCCTCCTCTGTCCTAAATGCATTGTTCATGCGCCAAAAGCAATCCTGCAACTCACGTGCGGTGCTTGTGGTTACGTCAAACGAATCAGAAAAGTCAGACACAAAACTGCGTAACGCCACTTGGGTGTCACGCACAACTTTTTGTTGTTCTTCTGTCATTTGGTCAAAGGCGGCCTTGTTTGTAGCCAACCGCTTGCGATAAACCTCTTCATGCTTATCGCGCTTCTTCAATGAAACTGCCATATCTTTCTCTCTTTCTAGGTTATTCAGCCAGGGAACAATTCGCCTGGCTGATCGCATCATACACGTTTTTTCGATACGTCACTAGGTGCTTTCCCTAACCCCCAATCAGCTTGAGTCGGAGCATGTGCCAAACCGGGCCGGTCAATGACCAACTGTCGTGTGGCTCCGCGTCCACGCCCAGGTGGTGAAGTTCCTCTGCCTGGTCTCCACGGAAAAGCAAGAGCTCCGATTTGGCTCCCTGGGTAACCCCAGGCGGGAAGTACTGAACCAGGATAAAGGTCGGCACCCTCATTTCCCCATGCACCAGGTGAAAGGCAATCTGATGCGGACTCAGGTTGACTTTCTTTCCGCGCCTGACAACCTTCAACTCCAACATCACCCACTTTCCAGGAAATGCAACCAGGCAGTCGGGAATCCCCAGGCCTACCCGGGACTCAAGCCTCGTTATCCTGCAATTTAGGAGGTTTTCTTTTATCCGCTTGTATAGCGCGCTCTCGGGTTTGACTGGCATTTTTGGTTTCCTTCAAAACAGCATTTGGGTCAAAGTCGGGATCATGCTCCACGCTGGCCGCCACTTCGGTGGCCTGGACTTCCAGGATCGCAGTCGGGGGCGGGCCTCCATACAGCTTCTTGATTTCCTCAAGCTTACGCATGACCTCTTCCTTGCTCATGGAATCGATCGTTCCGTGCCTTATCTCCTTGCGATCGATGTAGATGGTGCCCAGGGCCTGTCCACGGCGATATTCGGCCTGTACGGCGGCTCCATAGGCCCCTGCGGTCAAAGCAGCATCCCTGATGGTCTGCATGTCCTTCATGTGCCTCTCGTAGGTCGTCCCGTACTTCAGGGCCAGTTCCGCCCGATATTCCTGGATCGCGGCCACCACATTGGGGTGGTATTCAGGATTTGTCAGGGTATACCCTTTGACTGCGGCAGACTTTTCAGCATATCCGGCCCGTTTGGCCGCTTCAGTCGGGCTGATTGACCCCGCGCCCGATACCAACTCCTGGACAAACTTCCATTCCAGGGGTGTCAAAGGCTTTTTATGCTGATTCAAAGGCTTCACCGGCTTGGCCAAGCGCTGATTCAGCTTCTTTTGGGCCACCGGGGCCTTGTTGTAAACGTCCTTCAATGCCATTTCTATCTCCTTTTTAAACCTTCTAACTTAACCAGTCCTCATTTCCTTGTACTTGTAGCGTTCCAGTAAGGACTTTTTACCCAAGAGTAAGTTTTTTTTTTTTCAAAAAAAAAGTTGCGCGCGCATTTTATATAAATTACTCCTATAAACAATCTGTAATGTACTGTACTAACATAACTCGTTGATTACATTACGTTATTACACCATTACGTCTATTACGTCTAAAATAAAAAAAATAAATTATTTTTTTATTTTGGTCAAAAAGTCTATACAGGTGCGAAAAACTCATTTATTAATCCTTTGTCCGTAGTCCGTGGGCCGTTATTCATTGTAATTTACTCATCACACTTCCCTCTCCACCGCGCCCATGCATCCGCTGTAGTAGCTCTATCACGTCTGTCACCCTGACCAGGTCCCCAAATCCAATACTTTCCACTTCAACGTCCTCTTCCTCAGGCCAACCCAGCATGGGCCCGAAGAGGACGATATCCTGCCCATTAATCCTGAGTAGGTACATTTGCATTAATTCCTTGGCCGCCTCATTGAGGTGGGCCTGGGGGTCCCGTGGTGCGTGGTCACTCTTTGTTTTGCGCGTCATGGAGTTGTTTGACCAGGGTTTCTATTTGGATATTCAGGATTTCGATGTGTCGCCTGAGTCCATTGACGTACTCTTTCAACAGCATATCGTCGATCGGGGCGGGTGGTTCTTCTGTTGTAAAAAACGCAGGTTTCATTGTTAAAAGTCCATTTCTGTGTCGTGTATGTCTTTGAGCGCGGCCGCCTCGATCTCGTCCACCAGGGAGAGCTTCATGATCTCTGAGATATCCAGGCCTGGCGCGTTCTTTGGCACGGCGCTGATCAGGGTCATGGAGGCCTTGAGGCCCACGTCGGGTTCTTCCTGGTCGTACTCCAGTTCGCACTCCAGGTCGATGCAGAGCTCGTCGCAGTAAAAAACGAAATAGTATTGTTCCATTGTTTAGGTCCTCCAAACGAAGATGTCCATTGCCACGGCGAATATTGCCATAGCGTAGACCCACAACGTGGTGAGGGCCAGTACTTCAGAATAACTTTTGATTGTCTTCATTACTTTCTTCCTTTCTTGGGTTTGCAGCTTCAATGCGTTTGACATTATCGACATATGCCTGGAGCTCGTCAAGAGTGTACCACCCTTCTTCGAGATAGACAGTTTTGTCTCCGATGGGTCTCTTTATCCCTTGTTCATCCATTGCGTTGTCTCTCCCATCTCTCGCACAGTTCTCTGACTGTCTTACTTTGTTTCTGACCCTTGGTCCGTTGGCAGACGGCACTGATGGATTTCTCTTTTGCTTGCATCCGCAACGTGTAGGGCGTAGGCGCGGGCCGTGGCTCGGGGAACATGCCATTCCACCCAACAAAAGACAACACCGCACCTACTATGAGCCTGTCAAGCATTGTTCTTCTCCCTGAGTTTGTCTTCGATGGCGTTCTTTAAGAAGAAAAAAAGCAAATCAAAAAGTGGTCTTGTCATTAAACCAACAACAAATGCTGCAATAAGTTCAATCATGTGCTCTTCTCCCTGATTTCCAACACCATGTGACCATCGTCACCGTAGTAGTAACCGATAACCTCCCACTCTGCGCCGGAGCTATGTATTTTTATTAGCTTGTGCATGGCTTCGGCTATTTGATAAACCGGCTGGTTGGGGTCACTGTCCCCATCAAAAATAACAAATTCAATTGGTGTCATTTCTTCATCTCCTCAATATTTTTCACCAAGATATCAAACCATTCCTGCGTGGCTTTACCTTTGCCCATTCCCTCCAACGGCATGATGGCGGGGCGCAGTTCTTTGATGGCTTGTGTGACTGATTCCAATGCGTCTTTAACCCCTTGGTCATAGCTATCTGTCAGAAGCTTGGTCAACTCTTCTTTCATATGCAACTGCGCTTTAACCGCATCCTTTTTGGCAATACTCCTGCGCTCAATCTCGTTGAACGCTTCATCTTCGGGGTCTAAGAATCTTGATTCAGTCATGTGTTTTTCTTCCTTAAAAGTAGTTCAAGGGTTTTTGCAAACTGCTTTTGCTCTACAGGCATGATGTCTTTTTTGCGAATTTTTATGATGCACCCATAGGCTAATTCAATCTCTTCATCCGTTAGCCCAACCCACGGCTTTATGTAATTTTGAATGTCATCGTCTTCTTCAGTCATGTGTGTACACCTTTACTATTTCGCCACCAAACTGCCTTTGCGTGTCAAGCGCCTCGGCTTCGGTAAAGTAAAACATCGGGCTGTGTTGCGCCTTGCGCCAGACATAGCCGAATGGGGTCATGGAATTTTTCATTCTCTGTCTCCGTTCTGTACGAATTCAATCATTGCTATCATCACTGCGCCGACGATCACCACTACTAGCCCGCCAATCAGCATCAGCCCGGCCATAATCAATACGTTTTCCAGCATATATATCCCCCAGTTCTCTTTCTAATGCATCCACACGGCGCTGCAAGTGATCGTTGACCATCACTTGCACACGCCACATTTGCAGGACCAACTTTGTATCCTCATCCATCATTTCCCCGTTTATTCTGTGCCGCAGGACAGTCGTGCCCCTGGGCCGTGGTCCGTGACCCCCAAGTCTGTTTGCACTCTGTACAGCGGTAGACCACGCTTTCTTTAATCCTGACCCACCGCTCCCCATGAATGCCCCGGGCTATTCCCATGTAGGCACGAATGACCTCGATCATGATTAACGGGCGTTACCTTCAAGCCTCTCGGCGATCAAGGTGGCGTAGCCGGCAATGTCCACCCAGTGGTCGGTGACGTCGGGGTCGCCGTTGACAATGCGCCCGATCTTGTGGACGATCATTTCAAGTGCTTCCCACTGGTCATCGGCAAAGGTCTTGCCATGCTTGGCCGCGTGGTCCGCGAGCACTCGTTTGATAGACTGCATCAGTGCCGCGCCATCCTTGAACTTGCCATACATCTCTGCACGTGCGTCAAGTGTCTTGTCAACACTCACGCTCTCAACCTCCTCAACAACCTTTTGCCAAGAGGATTTGACCTCCCCCGGGCCTGTGCCTATAGGCAACAACCCAGGAGGGGCAACAAAATTCCTCAAGTCTTCCAAGGCGCGGGCGCGCATCTTGTAGACGTTGGAGATGCTCATCTTGTGCTTGGCCGCTGTTGCAGAAGCACTTGCGCTGGGATTTTTTCTGAAAAACTCATAGACCTTTTGGCTTTGGGCGGAAAGCTTGGTACTCATGTGAAACTCCTTTGTGGTTGATGATTGCAGTTGCTGTTACTCTTTTTTGTTGAACCACCTTTGGGCTCTTTCTCTCGAAAGACTTTCAGGCGTTCACTTGACTCTGAGGTGAGTTGTTCTTGTGAAACCACGACTTCCTCAGTCGTGAATTTGTGTCCATTGCCGCACTCTCGTCTGCGCCTGTAGCGCATGACTGTCAGGCGTGTCTCGCTGATCGTGGTCCAGGCTCCGCATTCTGGGCAGTTCATTCTTCGCTCCCTGTCTCTACCAGGGTGCCGGGCGGAACAGTTTCCTCTTGCGTTTCCTCTTGCGTTTCTTGTTTCTCTTCACGCACTCTCAACATCGCATCGGCCATCTTGTACGCGGCGCGAGCAGTGTCGTCAAAGTCCATGTCCCGTCTCCAGTCGGGATCGGACAACAATCCCTTCATGGCGTCAGACGCAAAATAATCTCTCAGCAACATGCCCCTACTGTCTCTCACGAGAACACTGGGGAATGCGCGAAGCAGTGGCTTAAATGGCATTTCATTCTCCTTTCATCTTTCTTAGGTATTGAGCGGATGATACACCAGAATTATCCGTTGTGTGCATTGTATCGAATCTTTTTGCGGCCTCCTCGAGAGCGGCCTCCCAGGCCTGTTGCCACACTGTGGCAGACCATCCATCATCATTCTCAAAGGCCCGTGGGCCGATGAACTCGTCGAATCGTACTTGAGAAATTTTCATGGCTTGTTCTCCTCTTGTTTAATTAAAGCCTCGTGCATTCTTTTGTACCCGACCATTGTTTTAATGGAATCAATCTGCGTGGGAGTTAGTTGTGCACACGCCAGTCTGTACTCGTCATACAGATGCTGGTAGGCCAAGTCTCTTTCCGCCCAACGTATCTTCCACGTCTGCAAGTTGTCTATCAACTCCGCCGCCTCTTTCAAGAGGGCCGACAGGTCCTTGTCCCGTGTCATTTGAGACACGTGCATTAATCTATTTACAATCATTTAGCTTTCCTCGAATGACAGTGGGTGTTGCCGGGTTGCAATCTCGTCCTCGAAGTTTATGATTTCTTCCGGGCTGAATGCACGTGTGATGTCAATACGCCCACGTCCATTCTTGCTACGAATAGAGTCTGCTTCCAGGTAGATGGATTTGATGTCCACTTGCTCCGGGAGCCATGAGCCGTCAACCTCCATGGGAGGCAACTTATCAAAGATGATATTTACGGACAACTGGACGTTTGACTTGTACATGTTTGGCAACCTGTTTACCTTTTTTGAGACGCGCTTTTGGCTTGGGTTTTGGTGGGGGTGTTTCACCACTCTCGATAATGGCCTCTCGTTCTTCGGCCGCTTTTAGTGCAATCTTGAACGCCGGGTCCACCAAGATTTGCATCTGGTCTCCCATGCCCCTGCCGTAGAACTCGCTCATCTCTCTTAGCTTGGCGTAAGTCTCCATGCGAATAGCAACAGACATCCAAGGCTTGATGCGCTGTACGGGCGGAATGTTTCTTCCGGGTTTCTTTAAAGTCATTGACTCTCCTTTCTGTGATCTGACTTGCAGTGTATCGAAAATCTTTAAATCTTGCAACAAAAAAATAGGCTAGGAGTTACCCTAGCCTATAAAGGAGACTGATCGAAGCAACTGCAAGAAGCTTCCCCTCAATCATACCTTTTACTTGGCCTCGCCCCAACTTGGGCCCATCTCCACGTCCACCCGGGATGGGACCTCCAAGTCAACGGCGGTTGCCATGATATGGGCCGCGTCGCGTGCTTCCTCAGCCGTGTTGACGCTCAAGGCGATCTCGTCGTGAACCTGGAGCATCAAATGAAAGCCTGCTTTGTGTAACGCCACCATGGCCGCTTTGGTCTGGTCGGCGGCTGACCCCTGGATCAGCTTGTTCAGTCCTTTGTAGGTGGCCGCTCGCTTGATCCTTGGGCCGTATTCCACGATGGCCTGCTCGTAGGGGAGCGCCTTGTTCACACCCCACTGCACCGGCTCGTACAACGGGAAGCGGCATTTGCGCCCCAGGAGCGTCCTGATGGAGCCACCAGACGCTGGGTGTTCGATCCGCTTCATGACCGCGTTCACAGTACCTTTGAGGAACGGCACCTTGGTGTGAAAGGTGCCAATCAACTCACTGGCCTCTTCCACGGGCAGGTCCAACTCATGGGCCAGCTTTGCCTTGCCCATGCCGTACATGAGGCCCAGGCCAATGGTCTTGGCTTGCTTTCGCTTGATTCCGGCCATGTCGGCAATCATTTGGTGAAAGTCGGTATCAGGATTTTCCCTATAAGCATCGGCCATCTTCTCTGCGCCGGGCAAGTCCAAGAGCGTGGCGTAGTGCACCAAGAGCCGTGGTTCTTGGGAGGAGAAGTCGTTGGCCGCCCACATCTGCCCTTCTTCGGGCAGAAACAGTGAGCGCACCATGGGCCCGATGATCTCGTGGCGCGCGGGCACTTGCTGGAGGTTGGGACTGTTCATGGACAAGCGGCCGGTAATCGTGCCGCCTTCGTCGTTGCGCATTTGGTTCACGTGTGGGTGAACTCTGCCTGTCTTGGCGCTGAAGTCAAGGTAAGGCTGCAAAAACGTGCTGTGGGTCTTGTTGGTCTCGCGCGCTTCGACAATCAGCTTGGCCACAGGATGGTCACAGGAATCGAGGAAGCCTTTTGTAAAGCTTGCCGCGCCGGCGGCGGTCTTGCCATAAGCAATCCCCAGCTTGTCAAACGAATGGGCAATGCTGGCGGCCGCCCAGATATCCACAGTTCCTCCACACAAAGACTTGAGCTCTGCAAAGATGGCCTTCTCCCGTTGGACAAGCTTGTGGATAGTTTGCTCGCATCTTTCCCGGTCAAAGCGAATACCCTTCAGGGTGAGCTCCAACAGCACTGGAAAGGCCGCTGTCTCCAAATCAAAGATTGATTCAACTTCGTCTTGGCGCATTTTGGTCTTGAAGTGTTGCCATAGCTTCAGGGTCAGCGCCGCGTCTTGCTCGGCGTACTCTCCGACATACATGGCGGGGAGTTTCCATAATTCTTTCTTGGGATGAACGCCAAAGTCGGCAGCAGCCTGTTTGAGAGCGGCCTCGGACTTGACCTCTTTAAGGTAATCGAAGCCAAGCGCATTGAGGCTGTACGAGAAGCGGTTCTCGTCGAGAAGCGGGGCGGCAAGCATGGTGTCAAGTATTCGCCCGTTGATGGTGAATCCATTGGCCCTAAGCCAACCGCAGTCATAAGCCGCGTTGTGCATGATCTTGTCAGCGTCAGTAGCCAAGACATCTTTTACCCACCGCTCAACGAAGTGCTTATCGAGATTACCACCGCCAGCATGAGCAACAGGAAAATAGCCAGCCCAACCGTCAACAGCGATGGCGTATCCAGCAATAAAACCGTCGTTACGTGGCCAGCCAGCGCCGAAGGACTCCATGTTCGGATCACATGTTTCAAGGTCAATTGCAATCTCCTTAGCGGTGGACAGGTTGGGGAAAGTCTCCGGCGGCACCCACTCAGTGAGTGTTGGAAACATAGGCATTGTTTTCACAGGCGAAACCCCTTTAATTCATTCTTTGGAAGCACGTAGTGCAATGCCTGCTTGGCGCGCGTGATGCCCACATACAGCAGTCGGTTCACGTCGTCTGAGTTGCGCTCGTACTCCTTGGCAAAGCGCGTGGAAAGGTCCCCGAGCAGTAGCACGTTGTCCGCCTCACCGCCTTTGGCTCCGTGGATCGTGGACAGCTTGATGGGGATGTTGCCCGTGAGCTTTGTGCCGCGTCGCAAGAGGGCGATGATGTAGTCACGTTTGTCCTCACCGATCTTCAAAAGCGCCTCGTGCCAAATGATGTCGGGGGTCAAGAGCCCTTGCTCCTGTTTCAATCGTTCCATGCTGTACGCACCATTAGGGTCCGCGAGCCGTAAGCCTTTGTACCCGTGCTTAATAAAGTCGGAGCCCAGATACTTGTAGACGTTCTTCACAACAGGGAACGGCAATTCTTTGCCGCGTCTTAGGTTCTCCCAGCCCAGGACGGCCGACAGGATGCCTTCTGAGATGCTCCGTTGTCCGTGGCGCTCGAACAGCAAGCCCTGGCTTTTGATCCACACATGCATCTCGGTAAGCATGTAGTTGGTGCTGGCAAGAATTAGCCAGTTGCCGTGGCTGATGTCCACATGGGAGAAGTCGTTGTAGTAATGGATGTGGCCCTCCTCTTCGCGGGCTTTCCAAACCTTTGGCTGGCGCTTACGTAGGCCCACACACTCCGATCATC